CAACAACAACCTCCTGTGAACTTGATGGATATGATTAACCAAGGCCAACAAATGCCACAAGGCCAAGGCGCAATGATGCCCCAAGAAGAACCACAGCAACAACAAATGATGCCAGGTCAAGAGCAAGAAGCACAAGGTCAAGAACCACAAGAGCCTCAAGGCGGTAATCAATTGCCTGGTGGTATTGATATGGATGAAATAAAACGAGCGTTGACCTATCAAGCTTTAGGTCTTAAACCTCCTGCGAATGGTGTTTATAAAGAGCCTCCGCAATTGAAGCGGGCTAATGATTTAAAATCTAAGATGCTTGAGGCTCAATACAAGCACGAGTTAAAGCTGGCTGAAGAGCAACAAAAAAATGAGCTTAAGAATGACCAAACTCGTCAAAAAGTGGTTGATGAGGCTAAAAATGATTTGCCGCATCTTGAGGAAACATTGCGCTCATTAAAAATTATGCAAAAGATTGCCGAAGACCCGAAAAACGATGACATGTTTGGTCATTGGATTGAAGGTCATGACACTGCGGCATCAAGGGCTTCAAATCCTAATGCTGGTACATGGCAGGTTTATGGACTAGACCCAATAGTTGCGGCTGAAATGAAAATGTCAGCACGTGGAAACCAATTGGCTTTGAAAAGTGCATTGCAGAATAAAGCGAACTTTGCAGAAACTAGACCTGTTGCAGCCGCAAAACTTAAAGGTTCTATTGATAAGGTTGAACGTCAAATCAAAGAAATGAGACGTATTTCAGGCGGCGGTGATAGTGAAAAAGTGATTGTAATCGACCCAAGCGGCAAACGATTCGAGACAACAAAAGCTAATGCAGCTCACTTACCCGAAGGATGGCGACATGGCTAAGTCAAAATTTGATATGTCATTGCTTAAGCCCGTTCAATCTGGATGGGATGAATCACAACTAAAATCTTTGGATGAGGAAGAAGAAATTCCTTATACCCCTCCGCCTCCTAGAAGCGGTTGGAGTGGAATTTGGGAAGACCTCAAAGATATACCTGGTAAAGCAGTCGATTATGTAGCCGATTTGCCGCATCAAATTGGTGCGTCAGGTAGTCAGCTTGTTAATAAGCCAGGTAGAGCGATTAAAAACCTATTGGCCGGAGTTGGTGAACTTGGAGAAGGAATTTTAAATACCCCTCACGAAGCTATTAAATATTTAGGTGAAAAAGAAGTTATTCCTGATTGGCTTAAAAAATACAATGAACTGCCGTTTACTCATATTCCTGATTTGGGTGTTGAGAAAGCTATGGGGTTAGATAATACCGAAGAAGGTGATCAGTTCTTACGACAATTACCTGGTCTTTATGCAGGGGGAAGAGCAGTAGCCTCAATTCCTGGCGTTAAAGGTACGGCTAAACGAATTGCTGCACAGACTGAACATAGACCATTAACAAAGAAAGTTGGCGAACTTGAGAAGCAACAAGAAGAGGCAACCGGAAAACATGGCGCGGCTGAAACTGAATTTAATGTTTTAAAAGACTTTTTGGAACGTCAACCAGGCTTTGAATCGAGCAATCCTGCTGTATTGGAACGTAAGGCGCTTGAGGCTCAACAAAAACTAGATTCTTTACGCCAACAATCAGAAGCTACACCTGAGCATTTGCGTGCTACAGAAGAGCCAATAGCTCCTGAAAAAACACCTTTATCAATTGTTGAACCAGTTAGAGCAGGGGAAAAGCCACAAATTAGCGAAGAACCTATTAAGNAAGCTGAGAGCTTATTAAAAACTAATGAGCAAAAGAGTGCGGAGCATGAGGCGCAAATCTCTCAACATTTGGGTGAAGGTAATGCGCATAGGAAACGTGTTGCTGAAAAGCTCAATCCCATTCTTGAAGAGCGTCAATCTGAAATAGGAAAAGGCTATGATTCTTATTTGGAAGGACTGAAAGGCAAGCAAGTTACCTTATCTAACCCAAGAGATGCTAAAGCAATCACAGCCGATATCCAAAAGAAATTGCAGCAAGGTGATACTTCATCAAAAGAAATGGTTAAATTGACCGATGAATTAGCAAATCTTGGTAAAGGCGAAACGATGCCCGCAGATAAATTTGTCTCTGCATATCGAAGTTTGAGAGGCATGGCGCAAAAGACTCGTTCTAGTGCTTACGGTAAGTCTCCCCAAGAGTTTGACCGATTAGTTGAAGCTGCTGACTCAATGGATGCTGACGTGGGTAAAATGAAGAAAATCATTGATTCAGGTCTTGGCGAAGAAAATCTTGAAGAATTAAATAAACTGAATCACCGTTATGCAACTGAGGTAGCGCCCTTATTTAAAAATAAATTCTTTCAATACATGCAAGCCAATAATAAAGCGCCTACTAATATGATAGAGCAGCTCACTAATGAGCCTTATATAAAGTCTACAAATCCTAATAAGGTTACAGGAACGCAGATTTTAAATGAGATTATCAAAAGCGATCCTGAATTGCTGCAAAATGTAGTGGGAGAGCGTTTTGCTCATAAACCAGAAGCATTGCATCAATGGGATGAAGCAGCGCATAACTTTATTCAACACATGCCAGAATTGCAAGAAATGCGTGGTAAACACTTTGAATCAAAGCAAGCTGAGGCTCAATCAAAATTAGATTTAGAGCGTGCAAAACGCGANCATCAAATGCAACAAGAGCAAGTTAATCTTGAACATAGAAAGGCTACTGAAAAGGCTACAGAAGAAACACGTGCTAAAAAAACAGAAGTTCATAAAGAGAATGTGGCTAAAGATAAAGAGCATCAGCAAAAAGCTAAATACTTTAAGATTCAGAAGGAAATTAAAGAGCTTGATGACAAACATACAAGGCTAACTGATAGTGCTAAAAAACTCCAAGAAAAAGCGAATCGTAAAAATATTTCGCTCAAGGAGAAATTAGACATAGAGCATGAACTGGCTCAAACTAAGAAGAAATTATCAGGCATACAAAAAGACAGAGAAAGATTAAAGAAAACCGCTAAAGGTTTAGGCTATGTGGGTGCAGGAGTTATTATTGGTACGCCAGTGTATAAAAAAGCTAAATCACTTATTGGAGGTTAATATTTAATCGGCTCGTCTTGAACCATGCAATAAGCAAAAATACAGGCGAGTATACATAATGTATAACCAAATGGCACAGAAACAACAAAGCAAATAATTGAAAGGGTTATTACCAGGCCGCGACAGTATTTCCAAAGCCCAATAGCCATAAGTGCACATAGTAAGATTCCCATGGAAAGCTCCACATAAAATTGCAGTATAGTGAGGAGTTGGGCAAAAAACAAGCATTATAAGGATATAATGATATGACTATGGTCAGAGGGAGTAATCCGATTTGGTACGAGGTTGACTTAACTGCGCATGCATTTGATGATACCTTTTACATGTTCGTTTTAGATAATGAGATTCCATACGCCCCATTACCTACTTGGCAAGACCCATTTGGTAATGTTGCCTGGGATAACCCTATAAGGTTCTTAGCCAATGGCACACTTCCAAATAATATTTATTTTGATCCTGATACTGTCTATCGATTGGAATTTCGACAAGGAAACACACAGTCAGATCCACTTATTTATTTGGTTGAAAATTACGTGCCTGGTTCTAATGGTGATACTCCTATTAATGAGACTTCCTTTTCTACTGACAACCAAGTTAGTAACCCGCAATTCGCGCTAATTAATTTCACAAGTCCTTTAACCCTAAACAGTATTAGTACCCAAATTATCAAAGTTGCTCCTGATTGGTTCTTGCATTTAACCGGTACAGGTAATGTGACATTGACTCAGGTGTTATTAAATAGTGCAGTTGTTAACCCTACAAATGCATCTTATGCCTTACAAATTCAATTAAGTGGAAGCTGGACTAATGCATACCTTAGCCAAAGATTTACTAAAAATGGGGTGCTTTGGTCAAATAGCTTTGTATCTTCTTCTATTATGGCTTTGTCGGGTAATGCTCCTCAGAATATTTCTGCAACGATTGTTGATTCTCAGGGAAATACTTTAACCACTGTTTTAAATACTACTCCTTTAACAGAAGCATTTAATGCTTATCCTGGAATTGGCCAAATAGGCGCGTCAATGGACACTGATTTTCCGCCTACAGCTTACATTGAATATCAATTGCTATTGCCTAATAACTGCAACATTACTTTGTCTAGCGTTCAATTAATTTCTGGGGATGTCAACGTAGAATATCCTTATGAGCAAACCACAATAGAACGTCAAATAGACCAAACTTATCACAATGCTTATCCCATAGTTCCAGTTGGTGCAGTAATTGATTTTGCAGGAGCAGCTTTGCCCATTCATTACTTGTTATGTAATGGCGCAGCCGTAAGCCGAATCACATATTCTCAATTATTTGCTGCTATTGGTACTACGTGGGGCGTTGGTGATGGTTCAACTACTTTTAATGTTCCCAATCTTGGTGATTATGTTACTGCTGGTACAGGAGGGGTGTTAGGTGCGTTAGGGGCTAAAGTAGGGGCTTCTGCTGTTGCTTTAGTGGCTGCAAATATTCCCGCGCATACCCACAAAACAACGGTTCCTGTTCAAGGAAGTATTAGTGGGTTTGGTTATGCTAACGGTACTAATACCACCTCACAGACCTTTACATCTGATGGAGGGGAATCACTTGCTAACGTACCTTTGACCACGCCTCCGACAGCATTTTCAATTGTTCAACAAACCGCAATTATGCAAAAAATCATTCGTTATGAATAACAAAAGGACTGAAAATGACTATTCAATATAATGCTAATTACATCGAAACGATGCCTTTCAGTGACACAGCCTTCCAGGTTGGTTGCACTGTAAATTCCGCGCAAACCGTAAATATACCTGGTGACGATACTATGCAATATCAGGCATATTTTGAATATGCTTCTAATTCAAATGTCTTTGTGTGTAAAAATGGTGTACCTGTAATTCCAGCCGGNGGCAGTGTTGGCTCACAACCATACAATGAGTTCAAGCCTAAAAAGCGTTATGTGNGAGGTGGTGACGTGCTACAATTAATCACACCAGATGCAACGGCTTATGTTGGAGTTACATTAAGACAAATACANGGATAGTACACTAACTAATCACAAGGATTCGTGATGGTCGACACTATAAAATTCAGTCAGATGATGGCGGGTGGTGATTTAGCCAACTCGGATAAAACGCCAGGATTGTTGGCCGGTGCAAACGTGCTTTTCAACAATCCATGGACTTTTCTAGCCTCCGGTTCTACAGCCGATAGACCTATTCCAAGTGCAGCAATTGACGGACGATTACGATTTAATACTGATATGCTGGTTTATGAGTACTACGATACTCTGACCTCAAGCTGGGTTGAACTGTCAGGAAGCGGAAC